GGTCGGCGAACACAGCGAGGAATACAAGGCGGTCACCCGCCGCTGGCAGAATGAAACCCTGCGCCGGCCTGGCCGCAAGCTCAGCGCCGAACAGATTGATGAGCGGTCCCTAGACCTGCTGGTCGCTGTTACCAAGGGCTGGCACCTGCAATGGGACGACGGGATGTTGCCCTTCTCACCGCAGCAAGCGCGTGAGCTTTATGGCGACCGCGAGCACGGCTGGATCAAATCCCAGGTGGAGGCTTACGTTTTTGAGCAGGCCAACTTCCTGGGGGAGTCGTAGAGGGTCTGATGCTATGGGCGCAGCATCACGCCTGGTTGACGGCGCCGCGCGAGCGGGCTGCGCCCAAGGGCGGCGGCGAGGCGCCTCCCGCCACCAGCCGCGCCACGGAATGGGAAATCGACCTGGCCTCGGCGCCCATGCCGCCCCTGGTTGGCGGTGACTGGCTCCTCGGCTGGCTGTTCGAGGCGGGGCCCCTGGCGAGTGACGGCATGGGCGCCCGCGGCCTATCCTGGCCCGAGCTGGCGGCCTGGGAGGCCTGCACCAGGCCCCTGGCTACTCCGTGGGAACTGGCCGTCGTGCATCGCTTGAGCGCGATCTACGCCAACGCCTGGCACGCCGCCACCAAGGCGGACTGCAAGGCCTTCTGGCTCAATGAGGAACTCGCCCAAGCCAATGCCGCCCGCAGTGACGCGGTGGGGCAGCAACTGAAGTCGGTCCTCAGCGCCCTGGCCAAGCGCGGCACCTCTAAGCCCAAACCCCCAGCATAGCGAGTACGCCCATGGCCGGACTGTCTGATCTCCGCATCCGCATCACCGCCGACGGTACCCAAGCCACCCGCGCCATGCAGCAAGTCGGTACCGGCATGGGGCGGCTGCGGGAAGAGTCCACCTGGACTGAAAGGGCTATGCGGTCCCTGCGTGGCGAGTTCAAGAGCTTTGCCGCCCAGGCGGCTGCAGCCTTTGGTCTGGCGGCTGTCGCCCGCAGTTTCGTCACCACCGCGGTGGAGATGGACAAGCTCAACCGCGGACTGGTCGCTGTTACCGGCTCCAGCAAGGCGGCCGCTGCGGAGATGGCCTATATCGCCGCCACGGCCAATAAGATGGGCTTGCGAGTGCAAGATGCGGCGGGGGCTTATCTCAGTCTGTCCGCTGCCGCCAAAGGCACCGCTCTGGAAGGCCAGGGCGCCAAGGATATTTTCGAGGCGATCTCATTGGCCATGGGCAAGCTGGGCAAGTCCTCCGCCGAAACTGGCGGCGCCCTGCTGGCTATTGAGCAAATGATCAGCAAAGGCAAGGTGTCCGCCGAGGAATTGCGCGGGCAACTGGGTGAGCGTCTGCCGGGCGCTTTCCAGGCCGCCGCGCGGGCGATGGGCTGGACCACGGAAGAGCTGGGTAAAATGCTGGAAAGCGGCACTGTTGTTGCCGAGGACCTGTTGCCCAAGATGGTCCGCGAGCTGAATAAGCTTTACGACGATGGCACCCGCATTGGTGGCTTGCAAGCATCCTGGAATCGCTTGATGAACGCCATTGACTCGGTTTATCTGGCGCTGGATAAGCTGCTGGGCCTGACGCCGAAGCTAGAAGCGTTTCTGGACAAAGTGGGCCGTGGTTTGGCCGTGGCCGCCAATGTGATCGAGGGCAAGGGGCTCCAGGTCTTTGAGAGCGATACAGAACGCTACAATTTTCTGGTCACCGAGCGCCTGCGGCTGATGGAAGAACTCGCCGCCGCTGAAAAGCGCCTGGAAGATCGCACCGGCATGAACGGCCTATTAGAATGGATGGGCGTGGGCGTCGAACAGACCAAGATGCAAATAGCCGGCCTGAAGGGTGATCTCAATGAGGTCGAGCAGGCCATTATCGCCCTGGACGAAGCCAACCTGGCCGGCGTCTTCGAGTCCGCCACCCCTGCCGCCAACAAACTGACGGAATCGGCCAAGGACCTGGGCGAGGTGCTGGAAGGCGAGGCCAAGGTGGTCCGCGACCTGGAAAACGCCTATGGCCTTTATGCTGGCCAGTTGGATGCCGTGTGGTTTCTGGAATCCAGCCGCGGCAAAAAAGTGGGGGTGGATTCCTCGAAATGGGTCACAGTCGTGGAGCGCGGGCTGGAAGTCTCGCGGGAAATCCGCGGCGAATTCCAGATGATGACGACCACCGCCGCCGGTCTTGGCGGCAATATGAGTACTTTTGCCGGTCAGGCAGAACTCGCGGCTAAATACCTGAAAGAGGCCAAGGATCAAGGAAAGAGCTTATGGGAGCAGTTTGCCTACTACCATGGCGGCCCTAACCGCAAAGGATGGAAGGAGGATACTATCGCCTATGCCGATGCGGCGGTAAAAATTGTCGAGACGGCCAACAAGGCCATGGGCGATCTGGGCTCTAACACCGGCAAGGAGATCAAGGCCAGCCAAGAGGCAGCCTCCCGCGCCCTGCAACAACTGGCCGGCGATGTGCAGCAGTTGGAAAACCAATACCTGCCCGCCGAAGCAGCCGCCCGCCGCTTTGCCGAGGCGCAGATTATCCTGGCCGAGGCCGTGAAAAATACGGGATTCAGCCAGGAGAAAGCCACCGCCATCCTCGCCGCCATGAAGGAAGAGATGGCCAAGACTGGCGAGAAAGCCACCAAGGAAGCCTCCGCCTTCTCGAAAGCCTGGGAGCGGGCCGTCGAGCGCATCGATGATATGTTCGCCGACATGTGGAAGTCTCTTATCACTGGCAGCGGAAACGCCTTCGAGAAAGTGAAGGACATGCTTCTCAACTGGCTGGCTGAAATGGCTCACGCCTTGATCACGCGCCCGCTGACGGTCGCCATCTCTACCGCCATGCTACCGGGTGGCGCCAGTGCTCAAGGCGCGGCTGGCAGCCTGCTGGGCGGCGGCGGCACCGGCATTAGCGGCATGATGTCCAGCCTGGGCAGCCTGGGCAGTGGCATCCAGTCCATCTTCAGCGGGGCGGCATTCTCCGGCATCATGGGCGGCTGGACAGAGGCTGTCGGCGCCATGGCCGGCGCAGGGGGCGGCATCACAGGCTACTTTGGCGCCATGGGCGGCAACCTGGCCGCCGCTGGCAGCATGGCTTCAGGGGGGCAGATTGCCGCTGCGATTGGCATGGCCGCGCCCTACATTCTCCCGGCCCTGATAGCCGTCGCCGGCATCGCCACCATCCTTTCCAAATCCGAAACCGAACCCCGCGCCGCCTGGGATGTGGGCGTCGGCCATGCCTGGGAGGATAACGTCTCCTCCTATTCCGAGGGCCTTGGCGTTTCCTTCGGCTTCGGCGGCAAGAGTCACGGCGTCGATGCCAACGAGTACAAAGACGCCTTCGATGCCATGGCTGAGATGGCGGATGCGCTGGCCGAATTCTATGGCGAGGCCGTCGCCGATCAAGTGCGCGACATGATCAACTCCAACGTCCATGTGGACGGCGGCAATGGGCTGCGCTGGAACAACAGCACCTTTGACTTCGACACGGCCTTCGATGTCATTTTCACCGAGATCTTGAACATGGGCGCCGCGACCGGCGACGTGCTGGCCAAAGCCCTTCGCGATGAGGCGGGCGACCTCGCCGCCGATGCCGAGCAAGCGGCGGAGCAGATCGCCAATGCCATGAATGCCGTCCTCGCCTACAAGGAAGTCTCGGAATCGTGGGACACCCCCATCGGTAAACTGCTGGGGGTGACTGGCGATCTGGGCACGGATATTCAGCTCCTTCAGGGCTATGTGGACGAGTTCGGCAGTGCCGCCGAGGCCAGCGCCGATACCATCGCCCGCCTGTTGCTGACGGCGCAGCAGGTGGACCTAGCCGCCCGCCTGACGGCCACCTCACTGGAAGGGATGAGCGGTCAGGCCGTGCTGGAATTCGGCGACGACCTGGCGGAAGCCTTCGGCGGGCTGGAGAAACTGACGGAGGCGCAAGCCCTGTATTACGACCAGTTCATCGATGCCCAGGAAAAGCTAAATCAGCTCATGATCGAGGCCATTGATTCGATCAACAGTAAGTTGCCGAAGCTGCGCGATGAGATTCTGGCGCTGGGCCAAGACGTGACCACGACGGTAACGACGCTGGCGACGGAAGCGGTGAGCGCGGTAGTGGCCGAAACGCAAGCAAAAAAGGATGATTTGCTGGCGGCTTCGACCAAGATTCAGTGGGGCGATGCCGTGCCAGAACCCAGCGCCACAGGAGGCATGGAGACGGTCGGCATCTATAAGCTGATGCAGGGCGATGAGGCCGCAGTCACCGCCTGGATGGCGAAAATGACGGAAGGTCAGCAAGTCTGGGATGACTATTTGGGGAGCATTGCCGAGTCCATGACGGAGGTGGCGGATGCCGTCGCCTCGCCGGTTGTTACCGAGTCCATCACGACCACCACCACCATTCCCGGCGATCCCAACGCCGCCATTTATGCCGCGCTGATTGAAGGCATCCCGCCCACACGAGAAGCCTTCAATGACCTGATGGGATCAATCGATTTGACCAGCGAGGCCGGGCAACGGCTTTATGCCGGACTGCTGGACCTGGCGCCATCGTTCGACCTGCTTTATGACGCCGCCGAGGCATTCCAGGGCTGGATTGATCCATCCGCGTCTGCCGCTGCTGCCATGGAGCGATTGCAAGGGGTGTTCTGGGACTACATCGGCGAGATGCCCAAGACGGGCGAGGCCCTGACGGAGCTTTACGAAAGCGGCCAGTTGACGACAGAGCAGATGGCCATGCTCGGCGCCAGCCTGGAAGACCTCAAAACGGTCTTCGACCCCCTGCTGGAGGCGGAAAAGGCGCTGGCTGATGCCAGGCAGGAATTGGCGCTGATTACGCTGGAACTGGAGCAGGGCCCCGAGGCCGCCCTGGCCGAGCGGCGGCGGCTGGAGCTGGAGGCTTTGGATGAGACCTTGCGGCCGATGCAAGAGCATATTTGGCTGCTGGAAGATGAGGCCGAGGCTGCCCTGGCCGCCGCCGAGGCATTAGCCGCCGCCCAAGACCTGATGCAGGATTTGTCCCTGCGCATCGCGGAATTGCAAGACCCGGCCGGGGCCAAGGAGATGGCTCGGATGCTGGAGCTTGAAAAGGCCATCGCCGATCAGACGCCGGAAACAGCGGCGGAAATTACCTATTTATACGAGACGTTATGGAGCTTGGAGGACGCCGCCGAAGCGGCCGCCCTGGCGGCAGAACAGGCCGCCGAGCGCATGTCGTTGGTCGAGCGTCTTTACGCGGCGGCCGGGGACGATGCCATGGTCACCCAGCTCCAGCGCCAAGCCGAGCTGGCGGCAG